TTCAGGTGGCACAGGTGTGGTTGTTCTTTATTGGACAGAAGGATTCTGATCATGAAATACGCATGGATTGAAAACGGTCAAATTCGAGATGTGGCTTGGACTGATCCAGAAAAGATCTACCACCCCGACATAGCCAAACTTTACGACACCCAAGTTCCTGACGATGCGGCTAACGGTGACGGCTGGGTAAACGGCCAACTGGTTAAACCAGAGCCACCTCCCCCGCCGGCCCCAATGCCTCGCTCGTGGACAGTGGATGACTTCCGTAAGGGTTTGAGCCTGGCTGAAAAGGTTAAATGGGACAACGACTCAGCGCCTGAAATCAAGACGGTTAAGGCTGAGTTACCCAAACAGCAAGCCGGAGCGCAGGAGCTGGTTGATTTTCTGGTTGCCTCAAATGTCATCTCTCAGGCATCAGCAACAAAAATTATGGAGTAAGAAATGCCTTCAACCATAAACGCAACCTCATCCGGCTCGGGTGGCTTGATCTCGACCGGGGACGCCTCCGGTCAGCTCGAGCTGCAGACTAACGGCACGACCAGGTTGACCATAGATTCAGGCGGAACCATTACTCTATCGAGCGCCCTGCCCGCCGGATCAGGCGGAACTGGTAATGCTTTTTTCTCGGTAGCTGGACCTGCGTCTACGGTAAAGACTTACACCTTCCCCAACGAAAACATGAGTGTTGGGTATAGGAATGTCCCGGCGGTCGGCACTAAGACAAGTTCTTACACTCTGGCAACGGCAGATGTAGGTAAATATGTTCAGGTCGGTTCTGGCGGTGCAATCGTAATTCCGGACGCTACATTTGCAGAGGGTGATGTAATCAGCGTGTTTAACAACACCTCTGGAACCATCACGATCACCTGCTCGATTACTACTGCATACATCGCCGGTACAGACTCTGACAAGGCTACGATGACATTGGCTGCAAGAGGACTGGCAACCATTCTGTTTATCTCCGGTACCGTGTGCGTCGTTCAAGGAAATGTGACCTAACATGAGCGGAAATCAGCTTATGCTGGCCGGTGCGCCAGGAACCGTTGCTAATTACATCGAGGATGTGTTTAGCACCTACCTTTATACGGGTACTGGGGCTACTCAAACAATTACCAACGGTATTGACTTATCCACTAAAGGTGGGTTGGTTTGGACAAAATCAAGAAACCAAACCGGTAGTAACAGATTTAATGATACTGTTAGAGGGGCTACCAATGCTCTTAGATCAAATAGCACTGACGCCTCAACTGTTATAGCAAACGGGCTAACTGCTTTTAATACTAACGGCTATAACTTAGGCGATGATTCTGGAAACTCAGGATATAACTTTAGTGCTTTGTATGATTATGTCTCTTGGACATTCCGCGAACAACCAAAGTTCTTTGATGTAGTTACTTATACTGGCACAGGCAGCCCAAGAACAGTTAGTCATAATCTTGGTTCTGCTCCAGGGTGCATCATAGTCAAACGATATGATTCAACAGGTAGTTGGGCTGTTTGGCATCGCTCTGGTACTCAAACTAACGGAAAATTTGCAGCATTTTTAAACGATCCAGGCGCATATGCAGATCAAGCCGAAAACTTGTGGGGTAGTGAGACTGTTGCGCCAGACATGAACGCTTCTACATTTGGTGTAGGAACATCCGGATCGACTAATTCTAATGGCTTTACTTATGTAGCCTACCTCTTCGCCCATAACGCAGGTGGTTTTGGTCTGACCGGTTCAGATAATGTAATTACTTGCGGAAGTTATACAGGTAATGGGTCAACATCTGGGCCAACCGTAACACTTGGTTATGAGCCGCAATGGTTGATGATTAAAACATCTACCACAACTGGTAGCTGGCAGATGATTGACAATATGCGTGGCATGGTTGTTAGTGGAGATGACCAACGACTAATTGCAAATTCATCCAGTGCCGAACTGACTAATGATTATTTAAGCCCAACAGCAACTGGCTTTCAGCTTGTTTCTACTTCAAGTGAAGTAAACGGAAACGGTCAAACCTACATCTACATCGCCATTCGCCGTGGGCCGATGAAGACGCCGACGAGCGGGACAAGTGTGTTTTATCCGCAAGCAGTTTCGCAAGCAGATACAGTTGATTCAACTAATGTTCCGTTTCCTCCTGATTTGGTAAATACCTTTAGTAGAAACGGTACGGATAGAACTCTTGGATATAACCAATTTCAGTTTGCAGACCGTTTACGCTCGTTAGGGGTTCCAAATAACACACTAATCGGAAGTGGGTGTCCATCCCTGCGTTCGTCATCATCATTTCAAGAGGCTACTTCATCATATATTCAACTAAAAGCAGACGGTCAAAACATAACCAGATCTAATGGGTGGAACAGCGCCACTTATGGAAACTGGATTTACTACTTTATGCGTCGCGCACCCGGTTTCTTTGATGTGGTCTGCTATACAGGCACTAGTGCTAATACAACAATCAGCCATAACTTAGGTGTTGCACCTGAGTTGATTATTTGTAAATCAAGAAGTTCTAATCCCGGCGCTAATTGGGTTGTATGGAATCAAACACTTAATAGCAGTACTGGATATTTATATCTAAACGATACGCTTGAAGCAAGTAATTTTGCTGGTGTATGGAATGGTGCGCCAACATCAACATACTTTACGCTTGGCACAAATTATCAAAATAACAATTCTGGAATAACATTTGTTGCCTATCTCTTCGCCACGGTAGCAGGTGTCAGCAAAGTAGGTTCCTACACCGGGACAGGTACAACGCTTCAGGTTAATTGCGGATTTACTGGTGGGTCTCGATTTGTTCTCATTAAGCGCACAGACTCAACTGGTGACTGGTATGTTTGGGACTCTGCTCGCGGTATTGTGGCTAGTAACGACCCTTACCTGCTTTTGAACAGCACGGCGGCAGAGGTCACTAATACCGACTATGTAGATACCTACAGCGCAGGTTTTGAAATTAGCAGCACAGCTCCGGCAGCGATTAATGCTAACGGCGGCACATATATTTTCTTGGCAATTGCTTAAGGACACATTATGGAACTACGAATTAAATCAACGGGCCAGGTTCTTACCGAAACCGAATGGCGTAAGTGGGTAGCCCAGACCTATGGCAAATCGGTGGGGCCAATATCGCCCGAGGCAGTCAGCCTGTTCGACTCCGATGTGGTCTTTGAAGGCCCGCAGGCAACCGGAGGAACGGTGTATCAGTACTCCATGCGCCAAGGGGTTGAGCAACAGTCTGACGGCAATTGGTACACAAAGTATGTACTTGGCCCGATATTTAATAATTCAGAGGATGAGGCCGCATACAAGGCACAAAAAGATGCCGAACAGGCTGAGGCTGTGCGCCAAGACCGTAACAGAAGATTGGCAGATTGCGACTGGACACAGGTCGCCGATTCGCCGGTAAATGTAGCGATATGGGCTGCCTACAGACAGCAATTAAGAGATGTTCCGGCGCAGGCAGGGTTTCCTTGGAATGTTCAGTGGCCGACACAGCCGGAGTAAAACATGGCTGAGAAATGGATACAGAAAGCTATCAAAAAGCCAGGATCTTTACGAAGCGCTCTTGGTGTGAAAGAAGGGCAAAAGATTCCGGTCAAGAAATTAGAAGCCGCCGCCAAGAAGCCTGGAAAACTAGGTCAGCGGGCGCGGTTAGCCAAAACATTACGGGGGTTCGACTGATGGAGTCATTGGAGACCAAATTGGCCGTCCATGAGGCTGTTTGCGCTACTCGTTATGAACAGATCTCTGCCTCATTGCGCGAGGGTGATCGCCGTATGAGCAAGATTGAGTATCTGCTTTACGCCGTAATTATTGTGGTGTTGTTTGGGCCAGGCGTCGCTGCTGAATTCTTTAAAAAGCTGATTGGACTCTAATGTGGGATTTTGGTCGTTTGTGTTCTTGGGCGTCTTACTGATAGCCATCGGATGGTCTCTTTTCTTATGGAGCCTTTGAGTGTTGCCCGAACCTACCGACCCATCAAAGGTCGTCCAAACTGCTCTTGGTGGTATCCGAGAAGCCATAAAGGCTGGACGGGACATCAAGGAAACGGCCAAGGAGGTCAACGCCTTCTTGGACGAAGAGGCGCGAGCCAGAGTTGCTTGGCGCAAAAAACAGCAGGAAGTCCAGCGTCGAGGGGACATGATGTTCATCGACGCCATCAACGAGTATCGGATTCTGTACAACATCCGCAGGCAAAAAGAGGATGCGTTTAAGCAGATAGAGAAAGAGTTTGGGCGAAAAGCGGTTCAAGAAGTAGAGCAATTAGAGGGAAGGCTTCGGAAAGAAAAGAAGGAACTGCAGCGGGAGTTTGAATCAGACCGCAAGCAGACTAGGAATGAGTGGCTGGTATTGGGGGTATTGGCGTTGGTGATGTACGCAATACTTAAACTAACAAAGGTGTGGTGATGTTCACAGACAAAGAACTTAAACGAGCCAAGATTGACATCCAAGCCGAGCTAAACCGGCTGGAGGCCCAACAGACAGCCAAAGAGGTTGCTGGTAAATCAATAGGCCGATACGGACTTTTTTACATCACGCTGATCGTAATTATTGGGGTGGCGGCAAGCCTTCAGTTAGAAGAGGGCAAGATGGCTGCGGTCATGGGCCTACTGGGTGCGTCCCTGACAGCCCTGATCTCCATGATGAATGGAATCGCCGGCGCCACGCCTAAACAGGATAAGCCTGAGTTCGACATCATGAAGCAACTCATTGAACGCCTAGACCGGATGGCTGACCGCGACCCGATGACGGTCGATGTGGACGGGGAGAAGGTTACTGTCCGCAAGGGCGATAACGAAGTTAAGACAGCGAGGTGATTATGTTACCTATTGGCACACTTTTAGAGATTGGCGGAAAGATCCTCGATAAGGTCATTCCAGACCCCGAAGCCAAGGCCAAGGCCCAGGTTGCACTTATGGAGATGCAGCAAAAGGGTGAACTGGCCCAGCTTCAGGCTGATATGAACGAGCAGGACAATCTGACTAAGCGGATGGAAGCCGACATGAAGTCGGACTCTTGGCTATCCAAGAACATTCGGCCTATGACCCTGGTGTTTATTCTTATTACTTACACCGCTTTTGGCATGATGTCTGCGTGGGACATTGAAGTAAACAACAACTATGTTGAGCTACTCGGTCAGTGGGGGATGCTAATCATGTCGTTTTATTTTGGCGGCAGGACGCTTGAAAAGATTATGGATATGAAGGCGAAGAAAGAAGAAAAATGAACCCCACCGATAAACTTTCGGAGAACTTTACCTATGAAGAACTTACTCGCTCGGATACGGCAGTTCGGCTCGGCGTTGAAAACACGCCTAATGAGTCTGAAATCGAAAATCTCAAAAGACTCGCAGCCCTCCTCCAAGAAGTCAAAAAAGCGATAGGGGGTAAAGCCGTGATGATCAACAGCGCCTACAGGTCTAAGCCTGTAAACGACGCTGTCGGATCTAAAGACACCTCACAACACCGTTTAGGCTGTGCGGCTGACCTCAGAGTTCCGGGGATGAAACCACGGGAGGTGGTGGAGGCCTGCATAGCCGCCCAAGTACCCTTTGATCAGATCATCCTTGAGTTTGATTCTTGGACGCATATCTCTGTTCCAAACACACCTCAGATGCAGCCTAGAGGCCAAAAGCTGATAATTGACAAACAGGGAACAAGGGCCTTTTCATGAGCAGCGCAGTCAAATCCAACCCAGGAAAATGGAAGCGCATCGTCGCCCAGGTCAAGGCCTCGGGCAAGGGCGGCTCGCCTGGGCAGTGGTCGGCTCGGAAGGCTCAACTGGCCACCCAGAAGTACAAGTCGTCCGGAGGGGGCTATAAAGGCCCAAAACGGGCCGATAACAGCCTCTCCCAATGGTCGAAGCAGGATTGGGGCACCAAGTCCGGCAAGCCCTCTACGCAGGGCCCTAAGGCCACCGGAGAGCGGTATCTGCCCAAAAAGGCCATCCAAAGCCTGTCGTCCTCGGAATATGCCGCCACCACCCGGGCTAAGCGGGAGGGGAAGGCGGCCGGCAAACAGTTTGTCTCCCAGCCTAAGTCGATTGCTGAGAAGACCAAAAAGTATAGGAGCTGGTAATGACAGTTGCGGCCGTACAAACTTACGATTCTTTGGTAGACGATATCTCAACCTACCTGGAGCGCACGGACACGGCCACGCTTGAGAAGATTCCGACCTTCATCATGCTGGCCGAGCAAGTTATCGCCTCAGAGATTAAGTTCTTGGGCAACCTGACCGTGATGCAAAGCACCATGGTGGCCACCCAGCCGGTGATCGATAAGCCAGCCAGGTGGCATAAGACGGTGTCTATGAATGTGGTCGTGGCCGGGGAGCGCAAGCCTGTCCTGCTCCGCAAATACGAGTACCTGCGGGAGTATTGGCCAGACCCCACCCAGACCGATGTGCCTAAGTTTTATTGCGACTACGACTACACCCACTGGTTAGTCGCCCCGACCCCAACCTCAGGCTATACCTTTGAGGTGCTTTATTACGAGCGGATTCAGCCCCTGGATTCCTCAAATCAAACTAACTGGTTCACGATCTACGCCCCGCAGGCGCTGCTCTACGGTAGCCTCCTGCAGGCCATGCCTTTCCTTAAAAACGATGAGCGCATGCCGATGTGGCAGGCTCAGTACGACAAGATTATTAATACCTTGAAGACTGAAGACCTGACCCGGATTGCGGACCGTCAATCTACTGTATTGGATTCATAATGAGCTACAACAGTCCATTTACCGGTAATGTGGTCCAGCCGACCGATGTGTCGTTTCGGGCTTTTTCAATATCCGCAAACACTCAGCTTGAGTGGCCAATTAACGGCAACGCCACGGATGACTACGCCGCCCGGATCATGGAGGTCACGGCGACCACCGGGGGGCTGCTGCTCAAGATGCCCCCGGCCAATCAGACATCGGTTGGTAACGACGCCCTTATAACAAACTCTGGGGCAAATACTTTCACGGTAGCCGATTACGATGGCAATACGATCGTTGCGGTTGCAGCCGGCCAGGCAAAATATATCTATGTTGAGACCAATCCAAACACGGCCGGCACCTGGGGTGTAATTGCTTTCGGCGTTGGAACCTCAAATGTGGATGCGGCCACCTTAGCCGGATACGGTTTATTGGCTGTCGCCAACACCCTTAATCAGTCTCATCCGGTCGGAACCTACTCAGCAAACTTTACGCTTGATGACACAGATCGAGCTCAGACCGTTGTTTGGACTGGTGGAACGGGAACGATATCTCTGACCTCAGCGTCTACCTTAGGAAATAACTGGTTTACGCTAATCCGCAATAACGGCACCGGCACGGTTACTCTGTCTCCGTCCGGCGGTCAGTTGATTGATTCGTCTGCCTCTTTAGACCTTCAGCCGACAGAGTCGTGCTTTGTCATATCTTCAGGCACAGCGTTTTTCAGCGTCGGCTTAGGTAGGTCTACAGAATTTAACTTTACCCAGCTAACCAAAGCGGTAACGAATGGTGCCTACACATTGACCCCAGTCGAGGCGGCCAATGTGATTCAAAAGTACACCGGAACCCTGACAGGCAATGTCACGGTTAACCTACCCCAAACCATCCAGGTTTATTACATTACGAACCAAACCGATGGTACGGGTGCGAACTACACCATAACATTTACCACCGGTGTTGCAGGGTCGGGAACGGCGGTAGTCCCGGCGGGTCAGCAAGCTATTTTGCTTTGCGACTCGGTTAACCTTTTAAATGCCTCTACGATCTTAGCCGGTATTTCTAATATCCAGCTATCCGATGGCAATGTGGGTAGCCCAAGCCTTTC